GTAATGTCCATTGATTTCAACATACTCGCTAAGTGTGACAACACTTTTGTATTCATTGCAGGGGATGCAATGGGTATTGTTTGTTACTTGTCCATCGCAATAGATGCAATAAAGAGCTTCCTTTGTAGTCACTGCACTTTCATATATCTCTATCGTTGCCATGATTTGTACCTATCTGTACCAACGCCCTCGGTTGGTTACAGGATTAGTGTCGCACTTCTAACACCCAAATCGAGTACATTTTGATAACGAAATGGTAACAATTCTGATTCGTCAATCATCGTGTCGATGTTGCGAACTACATCAAGCGTAAAGTCGTCCATAAAGGGTAAATGACCCATCCTTATTTATAGGCACTAGCATAGGACTTACATGGTCTCCATGCGTTTCAATGACTGCTATGCTCATCTGCCAATTAGCGGCTCCAGCCTTCAAATAAGAGGCTTTCTTCTTGTCCATGACATTTCCTGCCTCTAAGCCCCACAAAGTCCTGTATGAGGCTCCTATGCCCTCTGTGAAGGCACTAATGCCTGCTCTGTGCGTGTGACCACAGACCACAGACTTGCCAAACTTCTTAGCCAGACCTAGAGCTGTGAGTCCAGCATTGGAGTTCATTGATCCTTCAGCGCCATGAACTAAGACCCATCCCTTGTGAAACTCGAATGGTCTTTTATGGAAGCGGATTCCGAGTCCAGCGAAGTCCATAAACTTTGCGTATTCCAGTTCTGGTAATCCGATGAGGCTAGGTGCGCGTAATAGTGTGTGGTATAGGCGGTCTGTGTGATTGCTCCGAGTGACATCTGTTGTGCCGAGTTCATAGAGAATATCCTGCGCAAGGCTTCTGTCAGCATCTAGCGTACCTTCCCACTCTAACTTAGTACCCTGCGCCCAGCGAGACTGGCTCTGCATATCTAGCTCATCGCCTGTGTTTAGGATGAGGTCGAACTTCTCCCGCTTAACTAACTTGATAAGATTCTTAACAGCTTGCTCATGGTGATATGGGATTTGTAAATCCGAGATAACCAGGTATCGGCGTTTAGTCATCATCCTCATCTTCGTAATCGCCGAACCTATTTGGATCGACTGGGTCTGGCAGAATCCATGCAGGATAGGACTGAGTATCAGTAATCATAAATAGCGCAACACCTTCAGCAAAACCCGCTTTACGCAATGACTTCCAGTACTCATGCAATCCGATGCAGTAAGCATCGAGTTTTGAGTAGCCTTGCTCCTCTAGCTCTTTTGCTTTTCTCGCCATAGCAGAATGTTACCTGTCTAGTAAGATGTTGTAGATTTCATCAACTCGCGTGTTGAGTCTTTTAATCTCAGACAACAGATGAGTAATCACATAACCAGCAAGACCCCCAATGACTCCGAGAGTTGCTAGATAGAAAGTGAAGAAGTCCTGCTGCGTCACTTCTTGATGCCCATAGCAGGATCATTGACATTGAGATAGCGCATGACTGGTGGCAGAATAGAAGCAACACCTGCTGCAATAAGAGCTTTAGGGTCTGTGACCCCAGCAGCTGCCATTGAGATTACTGCTACTAAAAAGGCTCTAGCCCAAGAACCAGCTGCTGTCTTTAGTTCATTCATTATTTTCCGCCTAACATAGGTATTTGAAAAAACTCACCCAGTAAGTCAGCTTCTTTCTTAAAGCTGACATGCATGTGGTGAAGGTGTTTGTTAGCCCCTGTGTAGTTGCGCCACTTCCAGTTAAGGATGGGAGACGCAATCCTGCCGTTAAATATAATGTACGAGATGCGCTTTTCTGCCTTAGACTTGCAACTGATTCGAAGTTGATCTGCAAGGTCTGGCATGATATGCGGTTTGACTCCTGCACCGAATAGGTCTGCGTCAAGGTCAATGGCACGAACCCAGCCCTGCTCATCTGGATTATGATCAGACTTGCGAGCAGCGTGTCGGGTATCACCGACCCAACCATCCGATGCCCTATCGCGATCTGGGAAGGAATCATCTAACTGCTCACGAAGTTGAATTGCAGCTTTACTTAACTTAAGCTTCACAGTCCAAGTGCAGCCTTCAAGTCTGAGACAGATAATCCAACACTTGCAAGTTTATCTTCTATAGAAATTGGCTTTAGAACTGCAACATGTGATGCCACGATGCTTGTTGCTTGGGCTTCATCTTTTGCATCAATGTCAATCCACATATTGCCCTCTGCATCAATGTTAGGTAAATCCGCTGCAACAACACCCGCAGCCGCCAATTCATCGATTAGTTGCTTTCCGTCAAGTGTTTTAGGTTGCTTAAATTGAATGTTCATTATTCTCCCTACGCAATCTTAACTGCGCTGATATGACTGACATTTGCACCAGCACCATTTGTAGATGCAGTTGCTAAAATTGTTTGAGATCCCTGCGAAGCAGCGACTGATACTTTGTAAGTTGTTGTAGTTGTTGGGACTACTATTCCACTTAAAGTTAAAGCAACAGTAGAACCTGTTGGCTGAGTACCATCTATAGATGAACTCACAGTTGTGCCGTCCCACAATTTTGCAGTCTTTCTGCCACCATTACTGCCGCCATCTTCTATGCTTGTCTGCGCAACAATAAACCAAGTGCCAGCAGCTAGACTTATGCTTACAGAATCGTAATAAGTATTGGCAGAAGTCATAGTCACATTAGAGGCAAGATTTGCTGACTGAGAAGTTAATGAACTACTTGAAGGTGTTGCCCATTTTAATCCAGTAGCTTGCGCTGAGTCAGCCGTAAGGACTGTGTTATTTGCGCCAACTGCAAGACGCGATACTGTATCGGCTGCGGTTGCAGCAATGATGTCACCTTTAGCATCCACAATAGTCTTAGCAACCATTGTTCCCATAGTGGTGTCAATAGCGTCACCTAATGTGCGAATGGCTAACGCGCCATTTTTTACCAAATCGGTGTTATCGGGTTCTGGCCATGAATAGATTGGACTTGTTGCCATTTAAGATAGTACTCCTGTCGCGTTGTTCCAGATAAGTGTAGCATTTGTGGTTGCCCATGTTATTGTGCTAGGCAAAACTGTCTCCCATTGTGTCGTTGAGAGTGAAAACTCTGTAGCTGTGATATAAAGGGTCATATCTACATAAGTCGGAGTAGCTCGAAGTGCTATGTTTTCTACAAAGCCCTCAAAAGTTCCCCCTAAAAGATTGCTAGGTAGGTTACTAAGAAGTACGGGCATACCGAAAAAGACCCCAATAAGACTGTCAAGCATTGCACTAGGCATGTCTGGATTATCCAGACGGAAGGTAATAGCCCCAAGAGAAGCTGTAGCAGTTGATCTAAGTCTTAACTCTCTAGTGCCAATATCAGTTATATCTACGAGGTTCTTGATGTTTGAGTCGCTGGACTTCTCAAAGAGCCCGTAAGAGGCTATAGAGTCGGAATTAGAAGTACTATAGGTAGAACCATAACCTGTGGCATAACGATAAATAAGGCTGTTACGAATACGGGCTACCTGAGTCTGAGACGAAATACTACTAGGACTTGCATAAGCCCCATCAAGAGCTGTATAACCATAAGTTGAAAGATAGTTCGACCTATGATCTGCATCGTCATAATTGACATTGCCGTCCTTGCCTTCGCTAAGTTGGCCTAGTGCGCTAGTTGCAATCTGGTCTGCAAGAGTTTGAGATTTAGCAGAAGCACTAGCTGCCAAAGCAATCATCGTGTAAAAACCTGAGTCAATAGTTCCAATGTAAGACTCGGCATTATTCCATGTTGTAGTTGCGGGGTAAGTTGCCCAAGTTACAGTAGGTGTAACTTGAGCCCAAGACAGACTAAGAGCTGAACCAAGAATGGCTGCAATCTGTGCACCATCTAGTGCTTCTGCTAGGGCAGTGTTATAGACAGCCTTAGTCAGTTTAGCCAGTGATCCAATGCCTAAAATAGTGCCAGTAGTTACATAACCAGCTTCATCTGGGCTTCTAACTCCAATGCTGAAATCAGATACTTCTCCACCAAATACAGTCACATAAGTACCGCTAGTATTTTTCACTTCTAAAGTTATAGATTCTGTTACATTGATTGTGAAATCTGCACCAGTAGTATTAATAATCTGAATTTGGCAATAACCAGCAGTAGCTTGTCGGTCAATATCTAAGCGACCAGATGCAAAAGAAACAGAGGTGACAGTCGTATAGACATCATCGCCTACTGTAATTCGCCATTCTGGAAGCCAAGCCATTAGCGAAGCCTTAAAGTGCCACGATCAACTGCACCTTGAAGGTATTGGTCAAGGGCTTCAGCAATGGCGTTAGGGTCTCCCACACCAGTATTGATAGTTATGTCAAATTTAGATAGAGAGCCATTTTGTAAATCGGCTGCATCAATTGCATTCTGTCGTTCAATAAGAGCTGCCATGGCATTAGCTCGTTCTGTTGCAGCATCAGAGAACTCCAAAATTGCTGACATGGAGACTCCCTTTTTAGGAATTGGTGCTACATAATCACCGATTGGAATGCCAGATTTAGACATACCTTGTGTAGAACTAGTTGTACTTGTTCCACCAGCTAAAAGCAACATCATTTGTTTAATTTTTTCTAAAGCGTCATCAAGGTTTTTTTGGTCAATCAATTCTTTAGGGATTATAGAATCAAGGATTGATTTGATGTCAGCAAGTTTAATGTTTTGATTTTGTAAAGCCCCTAAGATTTTAAGATCTTCGTTTAACTTCTTTGTTGCTCGTTCAATGGCCTTTTCATCTTTAGAAGCAATAGCATCTTCTAGGGCAATGATATCTTTCTTAATTTGCAAACGCACAATATCGTTAGTAATGGCTAGAAGTTGAGACTGAGATGTTACCTTGCCTAATTGTTCGGTCTGGTTAATCATAGCTGCATTGAGTTGGATTTTATCCATGTCAAAAACATCGGTAGCTTTATTAAGAGCTAGGTTGGCTTTGTCGATTGCAGCAGATAGTCTTTTATCAGCAAGAATCTTAGCTTGGAGCTTTGCTTGCTCTCTTATAATTTTTAATCGCTGTTCTTCGGCTTTTTTTGCAGCCGCATCAATTGCTTTACGCTCTCCTGGAGATTGTGCTCCTGCAATTTTAGGTGCGACAGGAACTAAACCTAAAAAGCCAGTCCATTCAACATCTTTAAGCATAGCCTCTAGACTATTGACACCTGTTAGAACTCTGATTACTCCAGCTAGTCCTTCTGAAAATTTATCTATTTTGCTGGTTGCTCGATCTATATCCCCGTTACCAGCAATGCTTTTGAAGCCATCTAAAAATGCTCCGCCTAGAGTTTCTGCTGCATTAGAAGTAGCAACATTAAATTTATCCATTTGACCTGCATAGCCCGAAAGTGCTGTTTTGCCCGCTCCTGCAAATCGTTCTGTAATGATTGCAATAAGTTCATCAAAAGACTTAGCTTTCAATTCAGCAGCGGTATAACCTAGATTTAATTGTTTTAATCCTTTTTGATTGCCAACAAAAGCCTGTGACAAAATATCTATAGTTGATGCGTAAGATAAACCAGAGCCATTTGATGCATCGAATGCAACTGTCATTAGTTTTTGAGTAGTAGCAATTGACCCTGTAACGCGAGCCAATTGAGCGTATGCTGGTCTTAACTCATCATCTAAAATTGCTGATTGACTCTCAAGGGTTGCTATGAATTTTTCAGAATCTAAATTTGCATAAGCGAGACCAAGATTTTTCAAATTGATTGCTAATAATTGCTGCCCTTTTTGATCTTGAGCATAGGCAATTGATGCATTTTTAACATATTGAATAACCGCTTTAGCACTAAAAGCAATACCTAAAGCTCCGCCTAATTTCTTAGCTGATTTAGCCAGTGCGGCTGTTGCTGTATCTGCCTGCTTGAATGCTTTCTTGCCTGTAAATTCGGCAAGAATCTCAATTAGGATGTTACTCATGCTGATGCCTTTGTACTGCTCACAGTTGCTCGCTTGTTGAGATTGACTCTAGCGTTTTCAATAGCCTGCATAATATAAACCAATTGTTTTCCTTGATCTTGTTCCCAAGCGCGAAATATCACACGACCACGCATATCTCCAGAACTAGACTTGCGACCATAAATAGCACCTTGTTGTACGAACCTAGCACCAGCTCTAGGGTTATTAGATTTGCTTCTTGGGTCTCCATTAGGATGAGTGCGACCAGCAGTCTCATATATTGCACCTGCTGCTGAAACATTTCTTACCCGAAACAGGGAGCGAAAGCCCTTAGAATTGGGCTTGCCGTAGCCTGTGCGATACACGATACCGCGCTTGATTTCAGTTGCGTTGTAAAGAGGAAACGGGCGTAAGCGACCTTCCACATTGAAAGTTCTAAACATGGAAGTCCTAGCAGTAATCTGCTTGTTCTGGGCATTATCATCCCAATTGTACAAACCACCTGGAGCTCTATTGGGTACAAACCCTCTAGCATCCTTTTGGATAACTTTCAAAGACTTTGTAATCTCAGCAGTTAGTTCTTTAGCCAAATCTGGAGCATAAGCATTAAGAGCCTTACGGAGTGCGAGTACGCCCTTTACTTCTACTGCCATCGCTTTTCTCCTTCGCTTCATCTTTAAGACCCTGCAACAAGGCTTGGAGCATTATTGGATCTAACTCAAGTAACTGCTGTGGCGGGATTTGCAACCTTATGCTCAACCGAGCGATGAGGTAGGTGAATGGCAAATCTCGCTTTAAGCTAAAGGGTCTGAGTCCAATACCTCAACACTTTTTAGAGTGCCGATAAAAGTCTCTAACCTTGCATCTACTGGCTCACCTAGCCGCTTACAAACTTCATGAGACAAAAAATACACTTGGGTCTGGAGCTCTTCCTCACGAAAGGCCTTGTGAAACCCCATCTTGTAATGCTGTTCGAATATGTATTCAATCAGGGGTGTGATTTCCCCTTGCACTACTTTTCCATCTACAAATGTGATTTTTAACTGTGCCATGATTTGCCCCTTTGTTTAGTTGATTAGAATGTGCCTGTAGTTGCCACTGTAATTGCGCCTGAGACCTGAAAAGTCAAAGACTGCATTCCTAAGCTTGCGACATCTCCTGCAATAGGAGTAATTGAGTCTACCAAGATTAGGCCAGTATAAAATGGATTGGCTGCTGATCCTGATGATGACTTGTCAAGAGCACACTTGAAATAAGCGTTTGACTTAAATAGTGTGTTCATTGTCTGAAGTACAGCAGTTGCTGCATCATCATTGATTAGCTCTACAACTAGCTGATTATTTTCTAGCCCAGCCACATAACGATGGCCAGTATCGCCCATAGCTGTTGTCTCAATCTGGTCTACAGAACGAGTTAGTGTAAAGCTTGTTACATACGCGCTAAGATCGATTGAGGCAGGGTCTGATGCTCCTACTTTGAAACCAACCTTATTTACGATTCCCTGTGCCATGATTATTCCTCATCTTTCTTAGTGACTGGTTTTGGTGCTGTTGCAGTTTGACCGATTCGCACGAGCCATTCTGCGTTTGCTTTGTCGTTATCGGACATGATTAACTCCAACTTGTTAGGATTGATACGGACATCTCGCAGCTGAGAAGGTCTCCCGATGCAGCATTGAGAACGCTAGGTGCGCTAATTGCACTTACATTATATGTGAAAGAAGATGCTGCAAGGAGGTTAAACACTCGAACAACAAAATCTTCTATGCCATTCAAATTGCCTTCGTTATCAAATAACGGACATGTAATAATCAGCTTGAAGTTGGCAAAGGGACTGATTGAAATTTGTGAATTGTTATTAGGAGTCAGATAGGGGTTATCTGGACTGACAATAACTGAATTTGCTAATACTGTGGCAGGCGGAAACGCAAAAGTCTGCCATCTAGAGTTATCAACTAGGGCAGTTGCTAAAGTAGTTCTAAGAGTAGTTATCGCTGGTGTTGGCATTTAGCCCACCATGCTGCGAGGGTCGAGTGCGTGGGCAATCATGCCCCGAATCTTTGCCAGAAGTTGTGCTGACATGCGATAAGGGGATGGCTGGAAATCGACAAGATTAGAACCTGAAAGGGTAGCGGTTCGGGCTTGCCAGATTTCTACGCTGATCATAAGAGCAGCGTTTTGCACAGCTTCATCTAAAGTCCAGTCTGTGTAAGTCGTTGTAGATACAGATCCATAAGGAAAAATTGGATGGTATGCCTGAGCAACAGTGTGACTGGTTGCTACGCTAATTGAATAATCGCGTACTTCTGTAATTGTCTTAGTGCCGTTATATGAACTACCTGAATTAGCGATTGTTACACTTTGACCCACATAAAAAGTATCAATGATGTTATCGTTAAAATATAAAGTGCCTGTGCCTACTACATTGCTATGAGCAATTGAAAACCATTTTGGAGCCCATAGCATAGGAACAAGGACTGCATCCGCAGCATCGCAGACGGATTGAAGGGTCGCGTCACTATACAATGTGCCAACTCCAAGTGTGCTACGGAGTTCTGCGACTGTTGTAAGTGCCATTTCCATTCCTTTCTTAAGACTCTGGGGATCAGAGGGCTACTGATCCCCAGAGCGACTTAGAGTGTTGCTATTTTTTAGAGATTAAACTTACGAATTGCAAGTGGATTCTTAATTGCAATTGCAAGATAACCATAGACAGCAATTTCAACCTGTCCTGAACCTAGAACCTGAACCTGCAAACGAGTTGTAGGTGATTCGTAAGTTGTGTAAGACTCTGGGGAAACGATGTATGAAGAGTTATCAATTAGACCAGATACTCCAATGTTTGGATCAACATAAAGGTTGAGACCAAGAATTGAACCAGTCAAAGCTGTAGGCTCTACTGCACCTGAAGCATTTGCAGGTTGAGTAGCTGTGTAAAGAGCACGACCTGTTGAATCAGCAAATCCCATGAGCGCTGCCCATGTGTCTGTTGATGCAATCATGTTGCGAGCAAACTGACCAGTACCCTTGTATGCAGCAGCAGTTTCTGTTGATACGAATGATTGGTATCCAGCTTTATCAGCTGTTACAACTGCTGTTCCTACTGTACCGCCTGCAAGAAGTGCTGCAATTACTGCTGCATCTGTTGCGTTAGCGTATGCATTTGAAAGATTACGAATCATTTCGTCATAGAACAAAGGAGCTGATCTGTCAAGGAGCTCCCAGCTCACAAATTGGCGGCCTGCAAACTTGTTAATATCCACTGTAAGATAGTCAGAAGTCATCCCGACTGATGTAACAGCAGCACCTTCATTTACATCTGCAACTGAACCATTTCCAGTGACTCGCGGAATGGTGAAGCTAAGGCCACTTGATGGAAGTACGCCGCGAGAACCTGCTTCAATTGCAGCTCGTGATGTAACCTGATTAGTAATAAATTCGTTCATGTGCAAAGGCAAAGTTAAACCTGTGTTTGTAGTTGTTGAATCGTCAGCTGCGCGAACAATGCGTAGTGATTCTTCTGAACCTGTTGCTGCCTTGATTGTGTGCTCCAAGTATTGACCTGAAGTAATTGGTGCAATGCGCTCGCGCACATTTGTTACAGTCACAGTTGGTCGAGCAGCTTCAACCGCTGCTGCCTCTACTGGTGCTGCAACTGTCTCTGGAGTATTCTCCACAGCTGTCTCGCTTTCTGTTGGTTGGGTTTCTTCGACTACTACTTCTGGAGTTTCTTCCTCAGAAGCGGCAATATCAGTAACTTGAGCAGACTTAAATGCTGGCTCTGTTACTAAACTTACTTCCATAAGACGGGCAGCAGTTACATGCATAACCCCACTCTTACGACTTGACTTGAGAACTTCGACACCGACTGACAGACCTGAAGTCAATCCCTCAGATGCCGTAATTAGAGCATCGTTACCGCGTGTCGATGCAGAAATCTTAAAAGATGCATAAATGCCTTCGCCTTCTACATCATTAAAGAATTGTGCCTTACCTAAAGGCTCTTTTGTGTTGTGCTGATTAAGCAACTTAATACTCTTTGGATCTTCTGGAAGTTGGATGCTTCCCTTTTCAAATACGACTGCGCCTGCTGAGGTTGAGCCGACTTCGCCCGTTCCCATTGGCACAATTTTGCCAGAGATAATTCTCTTAGCGGTATCAGCAGTTAAATCCGCTGAAAATGTGAGGATGTTTTCCATTAGCTCATGCCTTCGCTTCCATTAGGTGTTAGGTCTGTCATTTCCATCGCTTGCTCTACAGTAATAAGCCCCAGAGCCAGTAACTTTTCAATTACAAGTAATTCATCCATTGGATTAGCACGCAAGAATGATGCGTCCAAATCAAAACGAACTTCATTGCCATTTGCAGTTATGTCATTCATTGATAAACGATCTTCAATTGCACAAATGAAAGGTTGCAAAGTTAGTGAGACAAACTGCTTACGAGAATCTAACAAATTTGAATATGTCATACTATTGTTAGCGTCAGCTGATAAATAAAATGCATCGACATTGCAAAGACGCGCAATCTGTGTTGCATAGTCTTGTTTTGCTTCGTTATACATCATGTCTTTGGGTGAGAAGGATGTTGCGTTGTAACTAAGAGTAGAAGTCAAATAAGCAGTCGCACGATTTGCTCTTGCGGTTTTCCAAGCTGCTAATAATCCTTGAACTTCTTTAGGATCAAGGTCAGCACCAGAATTGGAGATATAACCCGAAGGCATTGGCGTGGCTGCTGCAATTGCACTAGCAGTTTCTAAATCTAAAGCTGCGCGTAATACTTGACCACCAGTAGTTAAGATTCCATCGCTTAATGCTTGGAATGTAACCATATCTTCGTTAGATACTTCTTTGCGATCTACATAATAAGATTCAACAGTCAAAGCATCTGCTGAATACTTAGGAGTCACACGATAGTTAGGCAACCATTCAAAAGAGGCAGGTCTGCCATCTTCCTGATAGCGAGATTTTATTAACCAGTAACTTACGCCATAAAATAGCAATGATTCGCATGTGTATGAAATTGTAACTGAACGCGGTTGATTAAAACAAGGTTGATCCATCCATACTGGCTTGCCTAATTCTTCTCCAGTTGATTTGCGATACAACTCTAAAGGCATTGAAGCTACTGTGTTGCAAATAAGATTTCTAGCGCGAACAAGGCTAGGTATGCCAAGTGCCATGTTACGATCAATGTTGGCAAAGCCAGAGAACATGTATGGATCGCCAAGATTTTGAGGGGCATATTGCGCTACGACAGTCGGCTTAGTTTGCGTTGGTACTGCTCGCGTAAATATACCCATAGTCATAAAGTGTAGCATTTGTCAAGTAATTAGACAACACGCCACGAACTGTCTAAACCACAATTTGAGGTTTTGGTGTTGGAAGCATTAACTTGCTGACCACCATTGCCAATCCAATTGGGGCTGAAATATCGCCTGCCGATTTGCGCCTAATCAATCTCCAAGACGAATCGTTGGTTTTTGCAGCTGTGTTTGTAAATTGCTCAATAAGTTCTTTCTGGCCATTATGAACAACTCTAAGGTTAGTCATACCTTCGAGCAAATCCCCACATGCTTTATAGAACTGATGGCCTGATACATCTTCTACCACAACTCCTGACTGAGCGAGCCTATCGGCAATTGTTTGAGTAGCGTAACGATCAAAGCAGACTAATCGAGGCCGATAAATGTCGCACCAGCCTTTAATAGCTGCTGCCATCTTCAATTCATCAATTGCTACCTGAGAGCTAAATGTTTCAAGGATTCCAATACCGATTCTTCCATCGGGAAGCAATTGGCCTGCCACAATACTTCCATTTTTTCTGCTCGGACTAATATCGAAGCCAAATACTGTATATGCCCCAACGGACATCTCAAGAGTGCTATCTGAACTGTTTTCAAGTACTTCAGTACTGAAAGGGCAGCTTAAACTGGTTATCCATTGGCACAAGGTCTCGGTTCTTGCTGCATCCTGTGTGGATGTTGCAATTGTCTCCTCAATTGCTTGCTCCGAGATTAAATATCCAAGTGAGGGATTAGCCATTGCCCAAGCTTTACGATCCCAGATGTCACAGAACTCTGGGGCTGAGTATTCGTAATAACCTAAAGACTTAGGCGGGTAGTGCTTGCAAGAATCGTGGAGATCGTTAAGCACTTTTGAGAATGCATCGCCTGCGTTACTAGTAAATAAACGCTGGGAATTCAAGCGGGCTAAGGTTACGCTTTTAGCAGCGTCCATTGCGGCTTCCGATACCTCTCTGAGCTCATCAATCCATAAATAGTCGCAGGACATGCCGCGAGCTCCATCGCTAGTCGCAGCGCGCACTTCGAGCTGAGCACCAGATGCCAGGATGATTCTCTCATCGCCGTTAGTTCTGCGAATGCCTTTCTTGATGTCTCCATCTTTAAGTTGCACTCGCAAGAAGTCGTTTCGTTCGATGATGTCAGCCATTATGTTAAATGACTTCATTGCCATTGATCTATTAGAGGACATAATCAAGATGTCCTTTTCACCAAAGCAGAATAAGCCTGCTAAACAGCGCATTCTTGCTAGATGGCTCTTTCCTGATTGGCGGGCAATCAAAAGCAGGTTGGACTTACGGATAAATAGCCCATCCTTATCAACGCGACACATATCGTCCAAAATTAGTCGCTGCCAATCGAGTAGAGGCTGGCCAATCTTCTCAGCTAGTTCTGCTATCTGATCTCCGCGTGTTTCACCTTTTAAGAATGGCGAATGTAGGCGTGGTTTCAAATTCCCCACAAGCTTCTTTTTAGGTTTGGGTTTAACTGTCATTGATTTGGATTAGGTCGGGTCTTAAACGGACTGTCCAGCATCACGCTCGACTCAGTCGGAGAGAGAGAGGCAGG